AACTCCACGTACCGCGCCGTGTTGATCGAGGTCGTACCGGGCTGGACCAGAAGCTTGGACTCGAAGATGTCGGCGAAGCCGGTCAGGCTCCCACCCTTGGCCAGGGTCGAGCCCACGAAGCCCGCTGACGCCGAACCGTTGCGGTCCGTCGTCAGCGGGTAGGTAGCGGTGAAGGCGACCATCAGAGCTTGAAGATCCGGTTGGCGGAGTCGTCCCAGATGACGTTGACGTTGCCACCGTCCGGGGTGATCGGCAGGCCAGTGGCCGCGTCGATGTAGGCGACCAGCGAGCTGGTGGCGGCCGAGCCGGTGTCGACGTACAGGACGAGCGCCTCGGACTCGTCACCGACCACCGTGACGAACGAGACGTCGTCGGCGTCGGCCACGCCGAGCGTCACCGTCTTGCCGGTCAGGGCAGCGGACGTAGCGACGCGCGCGCCACTCGGGATGTCTGACAGGAACTCGTGGGTGTTGATGCTCACGGCGTAGTCGGCGGTGTCGACCAGGACGGCCTTGATGGTGTCGCCGGACCACGACAGGTCGCCGGCCAGGAACTTCTGCCGGGCCTTGCCGTAGAGCGCGCTCACGATGCCGTCCCTCGGTAGCTGTTCAGGAGGGTCTTCTCCAGTGCTGACCAGCCCTCGAAGGCACCCCGGATCGCGACGGTGCCGGTCTGAAACTGGATCTGCTCAGGGTTGGCGAGCAGTCGCGCGCTGGCCATGATGATGACCTTCTTGGCCAGCGCGAGCGGCACGCCGGAGCCGTCGAAGCCCTTGCCACGGGTGTACTCGTGGACCATCTCGGCGATGACCGAGACGTGTTCGGTGCACTGGGCAACGAATGTCGTGTTGGCGCTCGACTGCCCCAGGAAGGCAGTCACCGAAGGGACTACGTCCTCGGGGATGGTCACGGTCACTGGTTCCACTCCGGGTGCTTGGCCGGCTCGAGGTCGGCGGTGTGCTCGCAGGGTTGGACGGCGTGCTCCTCGCACATCCATCCGCGCTCGGGATGCCAGGAGACGGGCGAGTCCCCGGCCACCGTCACGATGAACGGCTCGGTGGCGGCGGACGGGCTGTCTGCCTGCACGGGGATCTCGGTCACTGCTGGTCCTTTCGAGGGTCCGCCCGGCAGCCCAAGGAGGTCGGTCGGGCTGCCGGGCGGGTCAGTGGGCGGTCGATCAGACGGTGATGCCGGTCAGCTTGATGACGGCGTCATCGTTGAGCGGGGCCGCGTCGTAGCGGGCCACCACGCGGATGGCCTGCTGGTCGAAGTCGCCGAACGTCTGGTCCAGGACCTTGATCGACGGGGCCAGGTCGCGGGCGACCACGATCTGCGAGAAGTCGACCAGCGCGATGTTCCCGGTGTTCGGCGTGCCGGTGGTGTCCGGAATCCGCTTGGTCACGATGACCCGGTGGCCGAGCATCGTGTAGCCCGCGCCACGCGAGACGTCCGGCTGGATGACGTACGCGTTGGAACCGGTGCCCTGCTTGATCTTGCGCAGCGCGGTGAACTCGCGCGGGGTCATGATCCAGACCAGGCTGTCGATGCTGACGTCGGCACCCAGCGCCAGCGCCTCGGCATCCATCAGGTCGTCGTAACCGACCGCGCCACCAACCGGGAGGGTCTGGCCGGCGTACACCAGCAGGCCCTTCGGCTTGACGATGCCGTCGCCGGTCGCGGACAGGAGCTGCGTGTCCAGGGTGTCGGCCACGTCCTTGACCAGCCGAGCCTTGACGGCCGCGTCCAGCGCGATGACGGACTGACGGGCCAGCTCGTTGCTGAAGCGGGTCAGGACCTTCAGGGACTTCATCGTGGACGGCAGGAGCTCGACCTCATCGAAGTCGGTGTCCTCGTCGACGATCTGCTCGTTCTGGCCGTACCAGTCCGGAGTCGTCGGCGCGCCACCCTTCGGGAGACGCAGCGGACCGGCGGTGTCCACGATCTGCGGGCCGGCGGCCAGGAAGACCGACTTGGCCTCCAGCGGCTTGACCAGGACAGACTGGACCTGCTCGGCGGTGAGTTCGGTGCTGTTGGCGGAAGAGAGCGCCACGGTGATTACCTCGTTCAGAAGAGACGGATGCGGTGGGGGTGTTCACCGGGGCATCCAGCCCTCAGAACGGGTAACAGACTCCTGGTCTGTTACAGCCAGCTTACCACAAAGCTAACCCCTCTGGAGGGCCAGAGGGGTTAGCCGCGGTTAGGCGTTGCGGCTCAACAGACCGGCGAGCGAGACCTCACCGGGGACCGGCTCGCCAGCGCCCTGACCGACGTCACCGGAGACCCGGCGGCTGGCCAGATGGGGCTTGCTCGTCAGTAGGGTGTCGATCGCGCCGGCCAGCGCTTCGTCCGTCTCCAGCAGGGCCGGATCGAAGGCCAGGTCCGTGGGGTCGGCCAGCTTGCCGGTCTTCTCGACCAGCGAGCGGAACAGCTTCTCCTGGACGCCGGACAGCGAGCCGGTGGCGGCCGCCAGCTCGTCGCGGGCCGTCTTCAGCTCGTTGCGGTGCTTGGCGTTCTCGGCGCGCAGCTTCTCCACGTACTCGCGCGGAAAGGTGTCGCCCTCGGGCAGCTCTTCGGTGATCTCTTCGGTGTCGCTCACGGGTTGACCTCCAGGTCAGTCTTGGTGACGTAGCGGGCATACAGGTCGTCCAGGAGTTGCTGATCGGCCTCGTTGAGGGAGTGCCGGCCGGTGCGATCGGTCGTCGGCACGGGGACGCAGCGACAGCCGGTGTGGCGGTGCATGGGCTGGTCGATCGGGTAGACGTAGCCCTCCTTCCACAGCCAGAAGCACAGCTCGCAGCAGTCCGGGTTGATGCCTCGTCGGTAACCGACCACAGCGGCAGTGGCCGAACCCTCGGGGGTCGGCTCGACCTCCTGCCGCCGCAGTCGGATCCCGTCTTGGTAGCCGCGCTGGGCGGCTTGGATCGGTTCGTCGGTGGCCAGGCGCTCGACGCGGACCAGGTCTTCGGACTCGGCCGGCGTCTCGCGCACCAGCGTGCGAACGGCCTTCGTCAGGCGCTCGACCAGCTCGGCGTCTCGCTCGGCGTAGTCGATGTCCGGCGACGGGGCCGGAGCTTCGCCGGACCGCTGGACGAAGTCGTCCGGTGCAGGCCGGCGCGGTACGTCGTCCGTGGGCAGGATCGGGCTGCCGTCCACTGGCCGGGCGGCGCGGCCATACAGCCGGCCCCACTGCTCGGCCAGGAGGATGGCGCGCACCAGGACGCTGACCAGCAGGTCCAACCACTCTCCTTCGGGCAGCTCGCCACGGAGACGCCAGACCACCAGTACGGCGGCAGTGGTCTGCGCGCCGAGCTGGTCCAGCTCCTGATAGGTCAGGACCGGCGTCTCCAGGTAGGCCTGAGTCACGCCGGCACATCCTCAGCAGGCTGGGCGGCCGGGCGCGGCTGAAGCACGAGCTGATCGGCGGCCTCGGCCCGGCGCGCGGCGCGGATGGCCTTGATCTCGTCGGCGTCGTAACCGAGCTTCGCCAGCGCGTAGTCCGCCGGCAGCAGTCCAGCCTGGTGCAGCTTCACCGTGGCGTCGGCCTCCTGCGCGACCGAGCGGGTAGCCGGGTCGGCCCACCGGACCTTCACCTCATGATCGTCCGGGTTGGAGTCGGTGCGGATGGCCTCCATGAGCCGGCCAACGGCCTCGACCGGGCGACCGAAGAGCGCCTGCTTCGCCTCCGCACGAGCAGACAGCGCAGCTTCGGCCGCGCGCAGACCATCAGCGCCCGGAGCCTGGCCGGTGAGCTGGCCCAGGTAGTGAGCGGGCAGAGCCGACACGGCCATGATCTGGCCGGCCAGGATCTTCACCGCAGCTTCGTACGACTGCAGGTCGGCCGCCGGCAGGCTGCCGAACTTCGCCTCCATGGCCTCGCTGATCATCATCCGGTCGCCCTCGGGGAAGGGGTTCACCGGGTTGCCGTCCTCGTCGCTGCTCATCTCCACACCGGTGGCCCAGCGGCGCGGCCGGGCGTAGAACTCCGAGCCGACCATCAGGTCAGCCAGGATCTTGTTCAGCGCGTCGACCAGGGGCTTGAGGTCCTCGATCTCGGAGACGCCGGGGCCCAGGAGGCGCGCGGTGTTGCGGAACTCCACCACCGGTACGACGCCGAGCGGGTTGCGTACGGTCGCGCCCTCGCGCCACCCCTGCGACGCACCCTCGCCGTCAGCGGTGAACGCCACGATCGCGTCCGGGAGGTACAGCCGAGCGTGGGTCACGCCGCCGGCCGTCCAGCGCTTGAAGGCGCTCAGGGTCTCGCGCGAGCCGGGGTCGATGTCCAGGATGACCTGGTGCGCCGACTCGATGGACACGCGAGGCTTGGCGCGGCCGGTGCGGTCCCACACGATCGCGTAGGAGCTGCCCAGCCCCAGCGCCTCGCGGAAGGCCAGCGGGAGCAGCTGGTCCAGGTCGTTGGCCTGGTAGTCGCTCCACAGCGGGTCGGAGTGACGGCCGGCCAGCTGCAGGTCCGTGACGCGCAGACGCTCGGCGATGGCGGTCACCTGCACGTTGGGGATGTTGGCGGCCATCCGCGACAGCTTCGTAGCGTCGCGGGCGGTGCTCGAGAGGAAGGCCAGCGGCTGCTTGCCCTCGAGGTACTTCTCATTGGTGGCCAGGCTATTGGCCCGAGTGTCGAGCTCCTCGGCCAGGCTGATTACCTGCTGAATGATGGTCACGCGGCAAAACTCCCTACCCGGGCGGGCTTATTGGTGTGGAATGCGGCGCGGTCCACCGCAACAATTGCAGCCACCGCGGAATCGATCTTCCGTACGGAATTCTTCTTGTCCTTGGAAATCAGGTCGCCCAGATTGGTGTTCTTGGCCACCGCATGATCGAAGTGAGCCACCATCCGGAGGTCCCCGTCGTTCTCCACGGTGCCTTCCATCACGCACTGGTACAGGCGATCCGTAGCCGGAGCCATCCGGGCTGCGTGCGCGGTGTTCCACTCCAGGACCCGGCGCTCACCATGACGCTTTGCCCAGCCCTGAATTTCGCTCTGCCAGCCCCACGGATCGCACGCCATCTCTACTACATTGTAATTCTTGAAGGCCTCGCGCACCTTCCGATCGACCTCTTCTCTCGGAACTCGCCACCCCGCCTTTCCGGGGTTCGGGTTCTCCCACATTCCGACCACGAAAACGAACGGCTTCTCACCGAGCGTCGCGCCGACCAGCACCGTGGAGTCACCGGAGTAAGAGCCGTCGAAGGCCAGGACGATCCGTTCCCGCTTGCCCACCCGGCGGCCGGGGTTGGCGAGGGCCTTCCAGCGTCCCTGCGGCAGCCAAGCGTTCTCGCTACCCACCCACTGGCCGAGCCGGTACCGGCGGAAGGCCTCCTCGCGGATGGTGCGGACCTGAGCCCGGAGAGCGTCGCGGGCCAGGAAGTCATCCAGGGCGGGGTTCGCGATCTTCCACGCGTCCTCGTCGTGCAGGTCGCAGCCATCCGGCGCGCCGTACTCGATATAGACCAGCTCGTCAGGCGAGACGCCTTCGCGGGCCCACTCGACCAGCTTCCACATGACGGAGTCGGTGTTGTCCGCCGGCGTGGAGATGGCCAGGGTGAGCGACTCCTCGCGCTTGCCACTGGCGGAGGTGACGGCCTCCCACACCTTCTCGGTGACGACGTGGAGCTCGTCCACGATCATGAGCGTCGGGTCCCAGCCCTGCAGCGCGCCTTCGTCGGCCGGCAGGGCTCGCATCTCGGAGTCGGTCTGCGGTACGTGGATCCGGTCGGCGTACTGGTGGGTGCGCGCGTCCAGCTCGGGGCTCAGCTCGATCATCCGGCGGGCAGCTCGGAGCACATGGCCGGCCTGGCGCTCGTCGCTGGCCACCACCAGGACCTGAGCGCCTTCCTGCTCGTCGGCGAACAGGGCGTACAGAGCCAGGACGGCGGCCAGGCCGGTCTTGCCGTTGCCTCGGGGCAGAGAGATCAGACCCTGCCGGGGCCGGCCAGCGTCAGGGAACATCTGGCGCACGATGTCGACCTGCCACGGGCGCAGGATGAACGGCGACTTGGCCCCGGTGCCCTTGGGGACGACTAGGTAGGTCTCGGCGAACCAGACGATCCGCTGCCACCCACGCGGGGGCGCATCGGTGAAGTCGAGCGGCGGAGCGGTGATCTCGCCCTTCGGGCCTGGCTTCTTAGGCATTGAGCCCACCAGCCGTCCACTGCCTTGTCCGCTGTCCGTCCGGCCCGTCTCCTAAGAGAGAGACGGGGACCGGACACAGGACAAGGTGACTCAGGGTGACCGGACAGGACAGGACACGAACGGACTGACCCCCATCTGACCTGCACGTTTGCAGTCCGGTGGGATGTCCGGTGCACAGAGCGTGTGTATCCGGTCGGGTCGGAAAAGTGCTCCGCGGACCGGACAGACCGGACACACGAAGAGTCACCAAACCGCGCTGAAAAGTCACATACCGTGATTGAGGGCCCTCTGCCCGACCTCCGGGCGTAGGGCCAGTATATCACTGGAAGCTTATATAACCGGAGAGTCATAGATCCAGCCTTGCGATCCGGTCCGCCTTGGGCCAGCGATGGGTCTACCCCCCAGGGGTATGGACAGCAGCGAGCCCCGACGCCGTGATGGCTCGGGGCTCAGGTGCTGCTGGTCGGCTGCTGGTCAGCCCGTGCGTGCTCGCTCTGTGCCTGGCCTGCTGCTGCGTCGCTTGACGTTGCAGTCCGAGCACACCACCTCCACGTCCACCAGGCGCAGCGGTAGGCCACGCTCCTTGCGCTCCCATGCGCTGGGTAGGTGGTCAGCAGTGAGCCTGTCCTCGGCCCCACAGTCCAGGCAGTAGGGCTGCAGCTTGCGAGCCAGCTCGGACAGGCGATCCCATGCAGCGTCGTACCCACGCGCTCGGGGGGACAAGCCACGGAGGGCCGTGGTCGAGGGGGAACACTCCTCGCACCGTCGGCCCTCCGATGGCTCGCCGCACTCCAGGCACGGCTTCAGCGTCACCCCGCTGTCGCCCGGTAGTGAGCCGACTTGCCCTCGTACTTCCGCATGCTGGCCAGCACCAGGCCGGACAGCACGTCTTCCACGTCCTCGGTGTGCCAGCATTGCAGGTTGGTGCCGTGCTCGTCGCACACCCAGCCAGCCCCGCCGACGTGGTTGTTCCTGTCGCTCGACCGGTTGCGCCACTGGACCTTCACGCCGTCCACGTGCGCCCGGACACGGGGCGCTTGACCCTGCGGGTTGGCGACCAGATCGATGTCTACGGTGCTCAGCTCGTCGCTCACAGCGTCCACCCCTCGTTGTCCTTGTGCTCCGGGTTGAGCGTGTACTTCTTCGTTGCTCCGCTGCCGTCCTCGACCAGCAGCACGCCTTCGTCAGCGAGCTGGCCAAGCACCGAGTACAGGTGACTGCGGCTGATCTCTCCAAGCCCGGTCGGGTCGTCCTTGGTGGTGGCCCGGACCTCTGCCGCCGTGGCGTAGCGCTGCGCCCTGGTGATGACCTTCACCGCACCGAGCACGCGCGACCGGTTGGACCTGCTGCTGTCCAGCTCGTCGCCCTCGGTGGGCTGGCGGAGCACGACCGAGCCGTGAGCCGGGACAGCCTTCAGCGGTACGACGAAGCCGCTGTCGCCGTCCTTCTGCTTGGTGACCTTCAGCTCCAGGTCGGTGCCGGTCGGCTTCACGTGCAGGACGAAGTCGGCGTCGTCCTCGATGCTCGAGCTGCCCCGCGCGTCCTGGTCGCTCTTGCCGGTGTGCGCGAGCACCAGGACGGTGCCCCCGCTGGCCAGCTTGAGCGCCTGCAGCCGGGCCGTGACCTCGCCCATGTCGCTCGCACTGTTGCTCTCGGCACCGGTGCTGTTCGTCTGCAGGGTGTCGATGATGACCAGAGCGGGCTTGGTCTGCTCGACGGTGGCCAGCAGCTCGTCGTACGCCGGGCCACCGGTGAACAGGTTCACCGAGCCGGACCGCACCCGCAGGCGCTCGGCCAGGTCGTCACTCAGCGGTACGTCGTGCTCGGTGAGCCACGCGCTGATCCGGCGGCCGAACGAGTGCGAGCCCTCGCCAGCGACGAAGACGACCTGCTGGCCGCACTCGTCGGTCAGCTCGCGCCCGTGCCACTCGCCCTGGTCGGTCACCAGGTGGAGGGCCAGGTCCAGGGCCAGGAACGTCTTGTACGTGCCGTCTCTGCCCGTCAGGTAGCCGAGCCCGTGCTCCGGGATGACGCCGTCGAAGAGGAAGCCCGGTGCCTCCTGGTCCATCAGCTCGGCGAGGCTCGCCCACGGGTTGCCCTCCTCGACCAGCACGCGAGGGCTGAAGGTCGGCACCCGCCCGCTGTCGCGGATCAGCAGGCCCAGGACGCGCGCCTTGATCTCCTCGCGCTTCTCCTCGCGGATCTCGGCGTCGGTCCGGTCCGCCCACTTCAGGTCCTGGTCGTCGTACGTCGAGCGCTGGAAGCGGACCTCGCACCACTCGCACCACGGGTGCGCCCCGGTGTCATGCTCGTGCCGGTCGTGCTGACCGTTGGCCTGAGCGATGAGGGAGTCAGCTCGGGGCATCAGCCGGGCGACCTGCCGCCGGCCTTCGTCGCCCAGGTGCTGGCCAGCAGCGGTCAGCCAGTCAGTGTGGAACACGGCGCTGCCCTCGGCGTCGTAGTCCACGGTGGTCGTGCGCTGCAGCTCGCAGCCCTGCCAGTCGTCTGGCTCGTGGAAGCCGACCAGCGGCAGGAGGTAGTCGGGGATGTCGGTCCGCATCAGCTCCATCTGACGGACGACCTCCCGTTCGTACTCGGACGTGTCCTCGTCCTTGTAGTGCGGTATGTCGCCGTCCGGGTACAGCTCCGCCAGGTGGGCAGCGTGCCGACGCTCAGCCTCGGGTCTGCGGCGCTCGAAGACTTCTTGGCGGACTTGCTCGCGCTCGGCGTCCAGGCGCGCCCACTCGGCGTTCATCTCGTCCAGCTCGGCGCGCAGTTCAGGGTGCAGGTTCTCAGTGCTCACGGTGACCTCCAGGTCATGTGCCCTCGGGACGGATCATCTCGGAGATTGAGACGACCCTTGACAACGGGCTATGTAACCGAAGGTAAGAGCTGGCAACCGGCGCCGGCCACTCGATCAGGGCCGTGTGACCTGGATCACCCGTGCGGGTCGTACGGGTCCGGGACCTCGTCGCGCCACACCGTGACGATGCGCTCTGGCTTGAGCTTGTTCCCCTTCCGCTCGGTCACCGGGACGACCTTCACCGGCTCGGCCAGGTGTACCGCCAGCTCGTCCCGCTTCTCCTCGGTGGTCAGCCCGCGCCAGCGCTCGCCGAGCGTCATCCCCGCGTCGATGTAGGTCGTCGTGACCCGGCTCGCCGTCGCCTGCAGGTGCTCCAGCTCGTCGCGGGCCAGCCGGTAGGCCTCAGCGGTCTCCGGACTCGGGTCGTCCAGCATCCTGGCTTGACTGGTCTCCAGCTCGACCACTGCAGCGTCCAGGTGGTCGGCCCCGTCGACCTCCGTCCGCAGCTCCAGGAACGGAAGGTCACCCCACTTCTCCAGAAAGCGAGCCTCCACCACTTCGTCCGCGAACACTGCCCTGATCGACACGGCGGACGGGCAGGGCTTGCCGTTCATGAACGAGCAGCAGCGGTACGCCCCGCCGCTGCTGACGAGCGGCCGCCCGCAGCTCCCACAGAGCCCGTTGCCCCGGACGAGTAGGCGGGTCGATGGCCGGCCGCCGGAGCCGCGCTGCTCAGGGGTCTTCTCGCCCGGCTTGGGCAGCCTCTCCCGCAGCGCCTTGGCCAGAGCGGGCCCGAGGATGAGTCTCGCCGTCGTCTCTGACAGCAGGGTGCTGTACACGCTGTAGGTGCTCCAGGCGTCGGTGCGGGCCACCGGCAGCCCGGCCGCCTGCCACTCGACCGCGACGGCGCGCGGGCTCGTCCCGCCGACGACGCGCTCAGCTCCTCGGCGCACGACCGATGCCCACTGCGGGTCGGACTCGACGAACTTGCCGCCGTCGCGCTCGACCACCCTGCAGCCAGCCGGCACCGGGCCACCGGCGTACCGGCCAGCAGCGACCAACCGGGCTCGGTTCTGCCTGTTCCGCTGAGTGATCCGGCGCAGCTCGACGGCGGCGGCGGCGAACTCCTGCTCGAGCTTCTCCAGCCCACCAGGCACAGAGGTATCGATCCGGCCGCCGTCGCTGCTGCTCACCGTCACGAGCCGGATGGGCGCTCGGACCTGCTTGCCGGTCTCGGGGTCCAGCCCCTTCAGCATGTCCATGATCTGGCCGGACTGCGAGGACAGGCCGGTGCGGGTGATCCGGTCGGAGTGCGGCGCGATCAGGACGTCAGCGCTCCTGCTGGTCGCATCCTCCAGCCAGGCCTTCAGGCCCTTCCGCTGACGGATCGAGCCGGACACGCCGTTGTCGATCCGCTCGGCGATGACGGCAGCGCCCAGCTCGCCGGCCACCCGGCGGCAGTCCTGTAGACCGCCGTCCAGGCTCAGGTTCGCCGCGCTGGCCTTCTTGGACAGCCTTGTCAAGATGCTTGCTCGAAGCTCGGTCACGTCGTCTACTATAAATCCATATCCCGCCGGGGCCGAATACGGATTCTGGCGGCCGACTCTGGAGGCAGAGATGAACGACGCAGAGAAGCTGGACAGAATCCGGGCCATCCTGGCCGAACCGATCACCGACACGGAGCGCGTGACTCTGATCGCTCAGGTGTTCTACCCGCCGGAGCCTGAGCCGGTCGAGAAGGACCAGCGTGGCTGGCCCGTCCTGCCGGACCCGGGCGAGTGGACGGACTCAGGGTCCGGGCCAGGCTACGGACCGTACGACCCGCGCGACTGACCAACGACAGAGCGGCCCGCACTCCCCCCAGGGGTGCGGGCCGCTCGCTGTTCCGGCTCAGAGGTCGTACCCGCCGAGCTTGCCGAAGTCGCTCACCACGAACTCCACGTGATGGAAGCGGCCGAGCACCTGGTGACGCTCGAAGCCGGCCGGAATCTGAAGGCGCCCACCCTCGTACATGATGTCGAGCTTGGTCGGAACGAACGACAGCGTCGCCGCGATCGCCTGCGGGTCCACGGTCATGGTGGCTTGATACTCGGTGACGACGATCCCGATGTCCTTGCTGTTCAGCGGGGTCAGCTCGATCGGGAGGTCATCGATGGTCTCTTCGGCGGTGACGGTCGTGCCGTCCGGACCAGTGCGGTAGAACCTCAGGCTGCAGGTCTGGTGAAGGATCACAGCGACACTCCTCTGTACTCGTTCAGGACGCGCTGCTCAGCGAGGGACCAGCCCTTGAAGGAACCGGCGCGTCGCACGGTGCCTACGGTGATGTCGATCTGCTCGGGGTTGGCCACGAGCCGACCAGTTGCCGCCAGCACCACGCTGGCCAGCTCGGGGACGACGCCGTCCACGTAGAACCCGTTGCCACGGGTGTAGACGCGGGCAAAGTGCGTGATGACTCCGACGTGTACCTCAGCCACGGCGACCAGGCGCGCGTCGTCGGGGATCCCCAGGAAGTCGGCCACGTCCTGGCCGGCGGGGTAGCTGACCACCGGCACCGGCGCGCCGTGCTCGATCACCGGAGTACCGAAGGCCTCGCCGCTGGCAATCCCCTCCGGGCTCAGGTCGACCGGCTGGACGATCACGAGCACCGGCGATCCGAAGGCCTCGGCCGTCGCGATGCCGGCCGGCTCGACGTTCTGGTCTACACCACCAGCAGGGACGTAGTCGCCGGCCACCGACAGACCCGAGATGAACACGCCGTTGGGCGACGTCGGTGCGGCCACCAGTAGCCGCACCGTGAGTGCGCCGGTCTGGACGCCGAGCCCCGACAGGCTGATGGTCTTGCTGGCGGGCGTCGCCGATTGGGTCTGAGTGGTGCCGACCGCAGCGGCGTACGCGTCGTCACTGGTCCGGATCTGCGCCGAGCTCGTCCCGCTGGTGCGGCACGCCTGGGTCCACGTGATGCTGGTCGGCGTCCATTCCTCCACGGTCTCGTCCGGCGTGATGGTGAACTCCACGTACCGCGCCGTGTTGATCGAGGTCGTACCGGGCTGGACCAGAAGCTTGGACTCGAAGATGTCGGCGAAGCCGGTCAGGCTCCCACCCTTGGCCAGGGTCGAGCCCACGAAGCCCGCTG